TACTGCACCAATGGGAGAAGTTATGCTTCTCATTGACATAGGTAGTGTATAGGCGAATCAAATCATTGTACACTTCCTTATCGTAGTTCCGAATGAAAGCGTGCTTCTTGTAGCACTCGTATAGTTCAAAGTGCTTTTTAAATAGTTCTTGATCTTCTTGTGTCATAGTTCAAATTTATTAGTGATGTGTTCCTCTACTATCATGTAAATGAATGGAGTAGCACTACCTAGAAATATTGCCTCATCTAATTCTGTATTTAAAATGAAGTAAATCATGGAAGTCCAGAAGCACATACAGAAAGAGCAGTTGAAGGGCTTACCTAGTTTCTTTCTTGTTAGCCTCATATAGATGGCAGGGACATTTACAATGTAGAAGTAGATTAGGGTGATCCCTATTGACCCTAGTATACCAATTGTGATTTGATGCATGATCTTATTTTTTTAATGGTTATGAAAATTGAAGTGTGTGGAATGCCTGTCTGCTTTGATACCTTACGAACGCTTCCTAGTTCCACATACATTCTTAGAATCTCTTGATCGTACCAATATAACCCCTCTATGATCTTTGAAATTGAGTCTGCTACCCCTTGGCTATTATCTATTTCCTCTTCCTCTTTGATGAACTTGACTATATCCTCCACAGGAACTAGGGCTGCATACATCCTACCGAACTTCCCATATTTGCTATTGGTTTGATTGCAACAAATCCGAACTATCCAAAACTTAAATACCTGCTTTCCTTTAGATTCTAATTCTTCTAATTTTTTAGGATCATATTCTAAAACTATAACTGCTATTTCCTGCCGTAAATCTTCCCATAGATCTTTACCTATATTTTTAAAAACATATTTAAACTCTTGATCATATATCCATTCAATAGCTTTCAATGTTTTTCGGTAGGATAATTAATTTATAAGTTACAAAATTATTTTTTAATACTATCGTTATACTCCTTTTTATATTTTATTTGATTTTTAGTCTCCCAACTTTTTTGATAGTTAGCATTTTCAAATAGCCTGCTAAATCCTGTAATGTGTTTTAACTTTAAAATTTCCTCGGCTTCCATTCCTAAGTGATTACAAATATCTGTTTCACTCCATCCATTTTCTAACATTTCAAATACCATGTTACCCATACCGGCAACGCTATGCTCACCCCTTGCTCTATTATGTCTTACAGTTGCAGCCATTCTTTCATTGATATCCTTCTCGATTACAACACAAGGTAGGTGACCTTTATTTCTTTCGTAAATATCTTTGTTAGTCTTGCAAGTAAAGTAGCGGTGAAATCCATCTACAATTACATATTTGTCTAGTTTCTCATCATAAATTGTTACAATTGGCTGAGTATATCCATCGTGCTTAATGCTTTTATAAAGCAAACCCATCTCTATTTTTGCTACACTATTTGGATTATAATCATTTGGGGAAACCTTTTCTACAGGTATCCATCTTACAAAGTTAATTGGCTGTTTAATTTCAGAAATCTCTCTATGAATAAATTCATTTAACTCATTAAGAAACGCTATCTTATCTGTAGCCTTGTAATATTCTTCGCGTATTTCTATTTTAAGATTGTCCATCTATAATTTTTTTTATTTCGTTAATTTCTTCTTTTGTAAAAACTTTTAAGTATTGCGTATGATGATTTAAAAAATTTGGATTAATATTTCCTCTTTTGTAATTTCTATAATTCATGTTATGAGGTGACATCTCATAATTTGCAATTTTAGTAAAATCCCAGTCTGAGGAAAGAATTGTATTAATTATGACTTTCCAAAATGAGTCCTTTATATTATCCCCTGTATATATATTTTTCTTTGACTCAAGTTTTTTTAAGAATAATTCTCTGTTGCTATCTTCTTGAATAATATTCTTTGCTAAATGATATGCATAATCTTCCCAATCTTTGAACATGTAGGGCAATTCCTTAGGGCAGGTAAATGAATTTTTCTTAATGTGCTTTATGCTTGAAGCACCATCTATTCTATTAGCTACCTTATTCCATGTTGCGGGTTCAATTTCCTGAACTAAAAGGAGTACTTGTATTGCTGTTTCATGATGAAGATTTGAAATCCTCATGTCAGGAACTTTAACACCATGTTGATACATTGCATCATAAACCCTATTGTATTCAATTTTATTTTCATAAATGTATTTCCAAACATCCGTATAACTCCAATCGTACAATGGATAAAATGTGTAATGTCCTAACCTTTTATTTAAAACCTTGCCCCAGGTAATCCATTTATATGTTATTCCATGAGTTAATGCAACAAATCTTTTAGGGGCTTCTTCTGTTCTTACTCCGGCTAAATAGCAACTTTTTTTATCTTTAAATTCTACTGCAAATATTTTTTCAAATAAATCATGAAATCGATCTGTTCCGTATTTGTTTTCTTTAATTGATATATCATTGTGTGGATGAATCCAATTTTCCTTTTGATCCGGATTCCAACATTTAGAATATCTTTCATAACTAGATGCGTTATTTGTAATGACCATAGGCATTTGAAACCACATAGGATTAACCCTAGGATCATTCATTACTTTTTCCACATAGTTAATTGTTCCTTGCCATTCTGCCTCTTGATCTACAAAGATTACAGTTAAAGGTAATCTATTTTTTTCTTCGGCTACTTTAAGAGCAATATTTAATGTAGCTGTACTATCCTTCCCCCCTGAAAATCCAACTACTACATTTTCAAATTCATCAAATAAATACCTTACTCGATCTAGCGCAGCATCTAGAACATTTTGTTGCCTATATATTTTCATTAATTACCTTTTTATATTTTTTGTAAATTTTTACTACTTTAAAATTATTTTGTAAAAAATAATTAATACTCATATCGGTGCAGGTTGCTTCTACTTTTTTTATCCCTAGCATTTTAATAATTTGAATGCCGTGATTAAAAAGTTTTTTAAAATATCCATTGCCTCTTTTTTTCTCCGGAACAAAAAAATTCTTTAATACTGCCTTATTCTTAAAAATTATAATTCCATAGAATGCAACTAATTCATCATTTAAGTAGTAACCATAAAGTATTGCTGACTGACAAAATGTTAATCCTGATTTTTCAGCCTCCTGCTTAAAAGGTAAAATATCATTATGATTAATTTGACAAATCATATTTTTGCTCTATTAAGAATAAATGTTTTTGTCCTATCAGAATAGCATAGAGGGTTTCCCATAGTCCAATACTTATATCCGTTAAAATAATAATAGGTATATTCTTTATTGCCAAAATACTCAATTATACCATGGTCTCTTATAAATTGAACTACATCGCAAAAATCTTTATCGTTTTCCCATTTTAATCTATGAGTATATTCGTGTGGTATTTTTGGCATTGATGATGCAAATTTAAAACTTGCTATAGTTAATAGGTCTTGAACTTTTTCCTCAAGCATCTATTTGAAATTCAGTTCCGCAATCTGGACAAATAACATCAATCTTTGTTCTTTCTTTAAGCATTTGATTAGCTAATCTTTCTGCTTCTTTTTGAATTTGCTCCTTTGTTACATCGCTATAATTTGTAAGTGGATCTAAAATTGGATTATAATTTTCGCTATCAAAGTTAGGAATGTTTAATCCCCAATCTTCTAATGAATCAACATTCCATTCATTTGCTAAAATGTCCCAATCCCATTCTCCATAGCCTACATTATCTTTAATTATAAACTGATTCTGTTCTTCTATAGTAAGATCATCTGCTTTTACAATATGTATTTCTTTAAGCCCTGCTTCTTTACAAGCCTTTAATCTCATATTGCCCCCCAAAACTATCATTTCTGAGTTAACTACTATGGGTCGGATCTCAAGCATTTTAGGAAAATCCTGAATAGACTTTACTAACTTCAGAAACTTATCATCCTTAATTATCCGTGGATTATTTGGATTACTTTTAATTTCGCTAATTTTTACTTTTTGTGTTTTCATAATTATGTTAATAAACTATTTTAAAACAATTACTTCTCCTGTAGGCAATCCTGCATAATCACAAAGCCATCCATTCCATTCAAATCTTACCTCCTTCTCTCTTCCATGGTATGCTAATGCCAATATCCTTATTTGAGTCTGTACTAATTCAATACTTTGAAATGTTCCTTTACCTTTATTAATCCATTTTGACCATTCTCCATTTGAAAGCCTATACCGGATCTCTAAAGAATAATCAGGCTTTGACTTAGGCAACATTCTAGGCATCTACTTCTTTTCTCTAATTACAACCTCAAGACCTATCGCCTCACATATCATTCTAAGATTAAAGAGGCTAATTGACTCCCATCCGTTCTCTACCTGATTGATAGGTGCATGGCTTAGTCCTAGCTTCTTGCAAAGTTCTAGCTGTGTAAATCCACTTTTCTTTCTTGATCTTCTAATTAATAGTCCTTCTTCTACGCTCATTTTATTTTTTATTTTTACGAATATAGGATAAAAATTAATATCCTATTTTTATAGGTTAATTTTGTCTAAAAAGGTAGCAGATTATAGATTCCCATCTGTATAAATTCTTCTCCTTTCTTTACTATGCACTTCCGTACATTTAATTCAAATACCATCTTGTCATCAAAGCCGTACTTCTTCTGTGCTATGTCCATCAATAGTTTAACAGGGTTATCAAGATCTGAAGCCTTGTTGCTAAATCCGAAAAAGAACTCAACCCGTAGCATCTGATCTTTATAAATGTATGCCTTCGGCATATTCAAAAGCATTCCCTTTTCGTATTCCTTGTATGCAGGTGTTTTAAATCGTTTGCCCTGCCACGCAAGATTCACAGACAAAGGCTTTTCATTTATCTTAAATTGTATCATTTGCAGATCCAATAAATTAAGTCCATTCCAATAGAATACAAGGATACAATAACCATGAATAAAAGCCCAAAATCATAATCAAAATTGAATAGGACAAAGATTGAAAGCACCACGGACTGAATGCTAAATAGATCCTGCTTTGAAGGGATAAATTGATTAAGGATCTTTTTCATATTAATTTATCTAGGTTTCTGTTTTCTTTAATTGATTCTAAAATAAAAAGCTTCCAAATCTTATTCTTTGACTTTGCTCCTACAGTTACTTCATCTATGTAACGAGTAGTAAGTCTTAATTCTCTGCGAATATCATTTTCAATATCCTCTACTTGATACATCCAAGGCTTTAGAATTCCTTTCTCTTGAAACTTATTAAACCAATTAGCCCCCCACTCAGATAGATCCTTGCAGAATCCGTTATCTTTTGCGTATTTATAATTCTCACGAAAGATCTGCTTTCCTACTTCAATCCAATATTCTATTTCTTCATTAGTAGGTTCTCGATCTTTGTTATTTAATGCCTGTACTTCCTGCACTATTTGGCTTTGATGGTGGGCATAGTATTGATTAATCCAAATACTAACTGTCTTTTCGTTTACATGGTAAAAATCCCCATACTGCCCTCGCATTCCTGCGTGTAGGATATAATCGACTCTATCATTATTTATCCAACCATAGCTAGAAAATAGGGCAAATAGACAATTTAAAAGTTCCTTTGCATCATCCTCATTATAATCCTTAAATTGTTTAAGCCCACAAACGAATTCCATCTTTTGAAGGTGTTTTAAAATTGTAGCTTTCATTGATTTGATTTTTTTAGTTCTTCTTCCTTTAGTAGTTCTTGGTACATATCTGCAAATATGTTTTTAGTCTTAGGCTTTTCTTCTTTACCCCGATATGTATTAGACCTTAACTGCTTAAATCTATTTGCGTTATTTTTTACAAATAATATAAAACTATTTTTTAAATGCTTTTCGCTTTCAAACTTTTGACCCTCATGAGTTAAGTCCCATTCTTGATATAGCTTTTGAACTTGATCATCACTTAAATCGTAGATATGACACATATCTTGAAATAGATTTCTTCCTCCCAGCCTACTAGTAGTAAAAATAGTAATAGAAGAAATATCATTTACATTATCATTTACATTTACATTACCATTTACATTTACAGCTAGGTTTGCTACATCATTTGTAGCAATGCTAGGTTTTGCTAGATCATTTCTAGCATTGCTAGCTTTTGCTAGACCACCTTTCTTTCCTGCCTCAGACCTCTGTTCTTTTTTTTCATCCCATATTCTTAGATCTCTTTTTAATTGAGTCTTAATTGGTAAGAAAGCGATCTTTAATAGTTTATCTTCTGTAACAGGATCTTCATCATTAACATATGAGAATATGTGCTTAATTAACTTACCTGCATCTTCATCGGATAGTTCGTCAAAAACTTCTCTCTGATCCGTATACAACACAAATGATTTTTTACCTTTCATATTTAAAAAGAAAAAGCCCGACAGGTGAGAGACTGCCGGGCTAGGTTGAAGTTAACCTATGAAATCATTCTTGCCTCTCACCTCAGGAATGATTCGATTTTCAAATATACTATATCTTACATTATCCTACTAAATTTCTTTTTCTTAATTCAGCAAATATAGTCCCATAGCACCTATTTAGTTCAATAGCAATTACTTTAATTGGCTTTCTGTCTTGCCATGCTTCAAAGATAATCTGCTTTTCTTCTTCAGTTACTCTCCGTCTTCTCATTTGTGTAAGTAGTATTTAGCGATTCTTTTATCATTTACATTCACCATGTCGGTGACAATGTCAAGCCCTTCTTCCCTTAGGTTTGCGATCCTTGCGGATAACCGGAAGCAGCCAAACATATTTAGCGCATCTAGCTGAGTAATAGAGTAGCCGTTTAATAGCCATCCTTTGATCAAGGCAGTCTGTGATTCAGTTTTCATAGTGACCATATTAATTTTTTAGCATCATTTAGATGTGTTTTAAACTCCTCTTCTGTAATCTCTTCCATGTTATCTTCTTTTAGTAGATAGGTTACATATCTTATATGTTCTATTCTAATGGAAGGGAATAGTTCTAGGGCTGTAATGTTCTTTAAATCACTGGTGTAGTAGTTTACCATGATTACAGATGAATCTGAAAGTAGCTTGTAGTGACAATAGCCATTTAATGTGAAGTACTTTGGAAGTAAGATTTCAGTCTCTACTTCGTGTGTCTTGGTTTGCTTGATTTTGATGGTTAGATTTTCCATAGGTGAATTTGGTTTTATTGTTCCATTAATTTAAGACCTAGCATATACCCAAGCGCAAAGATTGGCGACATTGCTACGATAAAGTAGATAATTTGAAATAGAGTTTTCATAATTTTAAATGCAGCCCCCGAAGGGGCTTTTGTTTTAGAAGTTGTAGTCATAATATTTTATAGGATGTTCGTTAATTCTCCAAAATCTTTTATTGAGTGATGAATTTGAAAGTGAAACTATAAATGGTTCTCCTTTTTCTATAAAATCATATTCCTGAGATCCTTGATTTAGGCAATGAAAAGAAAATCCACCGGCAACAAATTCCATTTTTACTTTATTTTCTCCGGCTTTTACCGGTTGAATAATTACTTTACTTTTTCCTTTTATGGCAATAATCTTACCTACAGGATCTACATCTGACCACAATACTCGGTTAATGTACTTACCAATTAATTCGTTGTTTAATTCTAGCTTTTTCATAATATTAATTTTCTTGAAGTAAATACTGATTTAATTTATCGTATGAATCAAAGATTATCTCTTCATCGTTATCAAAATTGTAAGTTATGTATTCAACATCTTGACCTAATAATGAACCTATTGTAATACCGTTTTCTAAAGCTATGTAGACATATCCGGAATTAGGATTAAATCCTTCTTCCATTATTTCTTCTGCTGCGTAGTGTTCCGCATAAGCCGCCCAAACTTTTGACATTCCTTTTGCTTCTAAATAGGCTAGTGAGTTTTGCTTTTTCATTTTGTTATTTGGTTTTAGTTATTTGATATACAAATCTAATAAATAATTTAGAATATACAATACCTTTTAAGAAAACTTTTTAATTAATTTTTTATCTGTAGCCTCCTTGATAAGATCTGATACTAGCTTTTCCTTAACTTTTAGGTCTTCTGCTATCTCTTTCTTGGTGTATCCCCAACAAGCTAGAGTTATCACACGATTAACTAATTCCTTTGGCATTTCATTGACTAGGTTTCCTCTGGGGTTATTTCTTTGGACTTCTAAAATCCCGTATAGGATATAGTTAACTGCAGCCAATCCTACCCCCATGATCTCAGCTATCTTATGCTTAGTATTTCCTTGGGTATAAAGTTCCCGAACCAAAGGAACTAGTGCTTCATGTTTGCAAGTTGCCATATTCTTTCAAAGGTTTCATTAAATGGTAGCTTTTCACTTTGATAGGTAGATCTAACCCCCTTAGGGGCTAGGTCACCGGGTCTTTGAATAAATTTTCCTAAGTATAGATAATTTCTCATTTGATTAATAGGTTAAAGTTTTCTACTATCCTTGCGCCAAATACATTCTCTCCTTTTTTAATAGCTTCTTTGATCCCCATCTTGTCCGCAGTCACTACATTTTTTACATTTTGAAAAGCAGTAGGAAGGGCTTCTACTACATCCACCTCTACCGCTTCGGATCTTCTTAGTAAGATCTTAAATAGTGGTGATTCTATCTTTTCGATTCTACTCAATAGCATCGCATTTTTGAGGCTTTCTGTTAGCCATGTTACTTTCTTATCCCTGCTTTCTTTCATAATCTTTAAACGCTTAATTTCTGCATCTATTGAATCGATCTCACTTTGGTAGTTAGCTATAACCTTAGCATAGTTAATGCCCTTAATCTGTAGCTGTTCCTGATTAATAAGTAGTTCTGCTTCTAGTTCAGGAGTAAGTTCTTCGGTTTCAAGAAGCGCAGCTAGATACTGCGCCTCCTGTGTGATTTCGTATAGGTTCATATTAGTCCTTCAATTATTTCTTTTTGATCATTAGTTAAGTTATATTTTTTTAGCGCATCTTTTGCTGATAATTTTTGAATAGGTGTTCCATTTAAGTACTGAACTATGCTCGCAAATTGTGCCTCTGTAGGTGCTACTTTAGTAGGTGCTTGTCTTACCGGTCTCATTGCTGCTTCTGCATCATCATCTGAGATGGCAAGGTTTAGGACTGAAGTTAAGCCGTATCTTCTAGCGTAACTCAATGCACTACCCTGAGCCTGTGGATCGTTCTGCCGTACTACTTGCAAGGTGTAAGTAGCTGATAAATACTCACCTGTCTCTGCGTGAATCAGCATCGTTGTAAGACCATCCCCATCGGGGAATTGAGAGATGACTAGACCTGCCTTTTCCATTGGCTCAGAGATCTCCGTGATGATGTGCGGAAGGCTTGCGTAGTTTGACTTAAAGAAGGGGTTCTTTGCATCCTTAGAGATGCGCCCTACCATAGCATGAAACTTGGCTAGACCTTGGGTTAGGTTTTGAATTGAATTGGATTTTTCCATTGGTTTGTTTGTTTGGTTGTTTAGTAGTTTCTTTCAATTTCGATTTCTATTTCTAGTAGAATAGAAGCAGTAGGCTTTACTTCAATAAAGAGATCCTGCTCTTCATCGTAGTAGCATAGGCTAGAAGTGTGATCTATCCTTATCTCCATCTCACCGTATGAAGGAGCATACTCGCTTTCATCTTCTCCGGTGTGTTCGATCGTGTAGTCACCTACCCAGTTGTATTCAATACCTTCGTAGGTAAATTGAATTAGTTGATCGTGATAATTTTCTGTTTCGTACTTCATGGATTTTTGATTTATAGTGATTAATATTCCTCAATCCAAAATTGCAAATCTGAATAGATTCTAGTATATCGATTAAGCAATTCTTGTGCGGATTCTAAATCAAGATCATCCGTGTGTACTACTACATCATTGTAATTACACTCCATAAGTCTGTAAGTTTTCATAGTATTTTGGTTAGGTGTTTAAAGTATTCCCCTGAACGGGCTTTGTTTTAATATTATCTGTTAAGAAGTTATGCATTTGTAGACTTATCTAGTAACTTAAAAGATTCGTTTGCTCCATCAGCATCATGCTTTTCAATTTCACATGCAATGTCAAGCCATTTTTGAGAATGTTCAAAATAATGTTCTGTAATGTAAGAGCCTTCTTCCTTTGCTTTTTTATACCTTTCGATGTAATATCTGTGAAGTGCGAAAGCTTCAAATCTGTTAATTTCTACGATGTTTGGTTGAGTTGTCATGGTGTGTTTTGGTTTTATGTCCTTGTTTGATATATCAAATATCGAATAAATAAATTAAATAAAAAAATATTTATTAAAAAACTTTCGACAAAATCTTAGATTTTTTTTAAGCCTATCTTTTTATCCCTATAACTTGCAAATAAAACTATGGAAGAAATTGAGATCATCAACCCATTCGGATACGGCAAAGCCTCTAAGGTTATGGATGAGAACCGAAAGCCTGCGGAATGGTGGGCAGACTATGTGCAGTTCAATGAGGTTATAGCAGAGAATGAATTTTATGTACTTTTTGCGGATGGCTTCCTGATCAAGAAGGGAAGATCAAAGTTCAGAAGCAGTCAATACCTGGTAGGGGATAGGTATAAATCATTTAAACAATGCCATGAATAAGGAATATAAATCTTTCTTCTTTTGGATAGGCACGGCTTTATTATTTGCTTTGCTAACCATTTGGTGGTACTACTTTATAAAAATTCAACCTATCCTATATTGATGAAAAATTTTGCCCAAGAAGTTTCAACATACCTTTTAGAAATCCGTGAACTGCTAGTTTCAAAAAATCTCAAGTACGGGAACTCAGCCTTAGAACCTTTGGGAGTGTTCTCTCAGTTGTCCGCAAAAGAAGGACTACTTGTACGGATAGATGATAAATTAAAGCGAATCAAAAACGGAAGCCTTGAAAAGGATGATGAAGATGTAATAAATGATCTGATCGGCTACCTGGTTCTTCTAAAGATTGAAACTACTAGAGCCAAATTGGAAAGGAAAAAAGACTTAGATATCCTACAGGAAAGGCTAAATTCTAGGATAGCAAATGAAGATTAATACAAATCATGCCTGATATTACAATGTGCATAGGGACAAATTGTCCCTACAAAGAAGGATGCTTCCGCTACACATCAAAGCCTAGTGAGTATCAGTCTTACTTTATGAGTCCACCATTCAAAGATGGGAAGTGTGAGATGTATTGGGGTGATGTTCAATCTGATATATGGAATCAGTTGAAAGATATAGTCAATAAAAAAGATTAATCTAGATCTGTTTCCTGATCAAGGTGGAGGATCTCACTCCTAATCTCTTTGTAGTCTCCTTTTATTAAGCAGGTAGTATTGTCATAAAAGCTTATGATCTGAATATCATGCATTAACTCCTGCACATATTGGATGTCCCCTACCCGTACCATTCGCCTTGACCATTCATGCTGTACATCCAAACCCAATGACTTCCAATCAATGGTATTACCGGATAGCATTACTTCGATTTCAATCCACATTTAGAATAGCTTTTTAGAAATTCCCAAACTGTGAACTTTTGTCACAGGTTGATATCCGTATTGAAACAAGTATTTGTTATCAAGGTAGGATACTTTTGCCATTGGTTGGATCAATGAGTTGACCCCTGCACCTAGGTAGATCCCCTTTGCCTTTTGGATGATTGTCTTTGTTTCCGTGTTGGTAATCGTGTTGGTTACCACGGGAATCTTAAAATCGTTCGTAGCAGTCATTTTTAGTACTTCTCCAAGGACTTCACCGCTTATATTGGTACTTCCATACTCCGAAGGAATGGATGTCTTAAACAGGCTAATTTGTGGCTTAAAATCCAAAAGGATAGTATCCCTTAAAACTTCCGTTTTGATCTTGGTTTTTGGCACATAAATAGTATCCACTACCTGAGAGTAAATTGTGTCCGTTTCTACCTTCGTTTCAAACTTGTAGACTGTCTCCTGTTCCTGTCTAGGGAATACCACAAAAGCTAGGATCACCCCTGCAAGAAAAGAGATAATGGCAATTTGAATTCTTTGATCAATCATTTGTCTAGGTCAATGTTTTCTGCTTCAATTAACTTAAATAATTCCTTCCTACACAACTCCAATGCTTTGTGCTTTTCTTCGCTGTGATCCCCGTACTTAATCTCAGATCTTAGCCATGTATCAAAGTCATGAATGATCCCAAGGGCAGCACTTCCATTCAATGCCCTATAGTATTCATATTGATCCTTGGGTAGATTAAAAATTAAGTTGGCTTTCATAGTGGTATCTTAATTGAATCAATCAAAAGTTCGTAGGTTTTATTCCCTTCCTTGTCAAGTTTTGCAAACCCATCAAAGGTCAAGATCCTTCCGCCTGTAGGCTTTACAGGTGCGCCTCTCTCGATATGCCATCCACCAAAGCCATCCCCATACTCTTCTTTGTAAGACCCCGTGATTGCTAGGTGAATCTGTCTCTGCTCTAATTCATAGCACCGCTTGCCTTGGTTGTAGTGGATTGAATCCCTCACATCGTTACGGCTTGAATTCTCGTGAATGTGACCCATCACAAAGATATCCATATTCTCATAGGTCTCCAATGCACGAGTCAAGTTGATAGCCCCCTTGGTCACTATTCCTCCGCCTCCTGATCCGTGAAAATACTTCATAGTCTTGCTCAAGATAGTGGTATCATAAACCTTGTATTTGAATACTATCCATCCGCCATATCCACCGGTGTATATTTGAGTTTTATTCTTGTAGTTCAATAGATCTACGAACCTTTGAAGGACATCCGTTTCCTGATATTTAATGATGGAAGTTTCGTGATTCCCGTATCCGATCACAGTAATAAGATGGGCATAAGGTGACCACCAATCAACTGCCGTATCAATCACCGAATCTAAATACCTTGCATTGTTATGCTCCGGAAGAATGTCGCTTTTATTTCCCCTTTTGTCACCTCTTCCCTGCATTAAACAGAAGAAGTCTCCATTGATAAAGATAGGGATGTCATGCTCTAGGAAATAGTCAAGATGCCTTTTTAATTTTACCCTATCACATTTTGGATTATCCCAATGGATATCTGAAAGTAGGGCTATCCTTTTCTCTTCCTTTTGTAGGGTGATAGCGTGTAGGTTTCGGCTTATTTTTTTGACTTCCATCAAATAGGCAAGTAGGTTGTCTTTCCTCCCGACCGGACAGCCTTGAGTTTTTGCTTTCTGTTTTTCCCTTTGGTGTAGCTTACATGAACCCAATCAGGGTTTGAATCACTTCCAAATTCCCATATTAGCTGATCAAATTCTAGCTTCTCCTTGATAAAGTCAAAGATCATTTTGTTTGTCACCCCGTTGCTACTTCCATCCATGTCGATATCAATGGCTTCACCCTTGCAATGCTGAGAGGACAAACTCCCCTTCACGAATTGATTTAAATCCTTGCTTCTGTAACCACTAGAAATATGGATAGGTACACCGAAGTGCGCCCTAATAGGTTCAAATACTTTCTCTGCTAGTAGCTTAAAGTTCTCCAAGTGTTCTTCTCCAAGTGTTCTGCCGTTGGAGTGTTGTCTATCCCGTGCCTCTTGGCTGAATCGCTGCGTGTCACTTCGGATAGTGAAAGGTGTGCGCTAATTTTCATTTAGTTAGTTGTTTAGTGAATCAAGTCCTACCGAATCAATCGTGACTTTCTTTTTACCCCAAAAGTTCTTCTCCTCTTTGATGAAAATTGTATCTCGAATATAGACAATTGTCTTTTCCGCCTTGGCTAATTCCACAGCTTTCTTGGCTACAATTACCTCTGTTTTAAGGGTCTCAATCTTCCTATCTACTTTCTCAATTAATTTCGTGAACTGCTTATCTGACTTGGGCAAGGTGACAGTAGCTTGTTTGAATATGCTATCACTTTTGATAAATAAGCTATCCGTTTCTTGGACTTCTTCTAAAACTTGTTCTTTACCGCAAGATGCGAAAAGGAGTAGGAATACAATAGGTAGATGTCTCATCTTATTTTATTTTACCTAGTTCCTGTAGGGTTGTCAATTTAGCCAAAGAGGCAGATAGCAAAGAATCCGAACGCTTCAAATTCATAGTTGCGTTATCTATCTTCAATTCCAATGCATCGATTTTCAAGCCTTGCTTTTCAATTTGGCTAGTGTAGTTTATTTTGCCGTCAATGTATAAATATCCGATTGCAATAATCACAAGGAATAGCATCCCTTTGACAGGCTCTTTTGCAAATTCGGCAAAGCTAATTGGCAGAGGATTTGCCTTAATCTCTTTTTTCTCTTCAGTCATTTTCTTCTTTTTTAGTTGGGTTTTTGAATATTTTTTCCGCTGCACTTATCCCCAAGGCAGCAGCAGATAAAGCAGCTACCGAATAAACTAAAGCCTCTGAAGGCTCATTCACTGCATCGTGATTTGCATACAAAGTGTATGACAAAGCAATAGCTGAGAACACCCCTACAAATCGCTTACTAGATGCTTCTCCATTTTCGGATAGAAATCCTTTTAACCAATCGAATAGTTTTTTCATCTTCCTTGTCCTCTGTATTTTTTAGGTTTATTTAAACTTTTGGAATAGGCTTTCTTTGCCTTACCATTTCTGCGCTTCCCAAATGAGGAAGCCTTTTGTACGCTAGTTCCCTTCTTCATTTTTGTTTGAATCAAATTTGCCTTTTTCGTTTTTGATTTTGTAGATCAGGTAGATAATTGATAGTATCGAAATTATCCAAGTAAAAAACATATTTACAAAGCTAAGCCCAATTACCTGAGATACATTTGCAAAGATGGCTACCAATGTAGAAGGCACTCCTAGTGCATCATTTTTCAAAACATTCATTTTAGGCTTCCGTTGGAATTACACATAAATTCAAAGGCATTGGAGCAGTAATCTGTATAGCGATTGATACACCGGCTGTAAAGTCATCGAAACGCTCTTGAAAGAATTCCAAAGTTGCATTAGGTGCAGTATTAAAGGTGTAGTCATTGTCAAGTTTTAATTTGGCTAATACATCCAAAGCAACAAGCATCTGATCACTTTGAATTTGAAGTCTGTTGCTCTTATCCTCTGTAAGTAGATCAGCAAAAAGAAGCACTAGATCATAACGCATAGTAGTACCACTATACACTGAAGGTCTTACAACTGTCCAAAGTACAGGGTATTGAATCTCTCCGCCATTATCTACATAATCGTAGATGTCACCCTCTCCGAAGGTTCGAAGCATTGGGTGCGCTTCCTGTATTGCTTTTAGCTTTTTGACTAGGTCTACTAATGTCATCTTGTTTGCTTAGAAATTCTTTTAGCTTTTTTTCGTTTTTGGAATAAGCCATTTTTAGAATGGTTTTTTGTATCTGTTGCCTTGGTATCTTTCGCTATATGGTCTGTGATCTTCATAGTCACCCCTGCCCAAATTGATAGCTACCTTGTACTGATTAGATACAGGCTGAATAGTAGTGACATCCGATCCCGGATTCAAGTACTCAGGATACAGGGTAGAATTAGCGCATAGGAAATTGATTGCCCTTTCTGCGTACCATTCTGCATATCCCTTGTAGTATTGGCTGATGCTCTGCAATTCTGCAAAGGTAGGCTCTGTGATGTTCTCAGATTTTCGCTTTACTACCCCTTTATTCACGAATTTGTACTGCATCGCCATAGGCAATTCACCAAGCACATAATTAAAAAGGGTATCTGTAAGAAAGTTATCTAGCAAATTTTTGTAAACAGCATTACCACCTTGACCTATAGTTCCTGCTACAATTAGATCTAGGATCTTATCATAAAGCGCAGTCCCACAGATAGGATGAATGTACCTATCCTGAGTCATCTTGATCACCTGAGTGACATTCTTTAGGTCAATATTTGCGGAGGCTACAGTGAAGTCCTTAAAGGACTGCTCCGATATCATCAATACATTTGCGCTCATCGTGATGTTTTTTCTACTACTACATTTCTTTTCCACTCATGACGGCAAAAAGGAGTCCTTCTTCCTGTGTTCGGGTTGGTGTACCATCCACCGCACAATTGAAAAACGCTATAGCCTAGCTGATTGGATATATTTTGAATCTCTTCTCTAGTGAAAAATAAACCGCTTCCATATAGCCTCTCACACAAAGGTCTTGATCCGCTCTGTGCCGCAGGTACATTTGGTCTCTCTTCGTAGCTGTAAAGCACCTTAAAAGAAGTTACAGGCTGAAGTCTCTTGATAGCTGCATCTCCTGTCCGGGTTACGGATCTAGTGATCAACCCTTCACGGCTTATCTTCTCCATCAAAACCTGATCATCAATCAAGGTGTTAATTCTTGAGATCACGGATGCTTCATCAATCCCTACTATTTTAGCTAGTTGTGGAATCGTAATGTTTTCGTTTCTTTGAATCTGAGTTACGATCTTCTTTTGTACTTCATTTAATAGGTACTCAGCAAAGAGATCCTGCTTGATAAAGTCATCCATGCTAGAGAAGTGCATCTTTGTGCTTTCAATCACTTTGAATTTATCCTTCACAATCCCTTTCCCTTCAAACTTTTCAAGGATAGCTGCATCGTGTTCTGAGATACTGCATTCAAGGTGGAGGTGATCATCAAATGCATTAGGGGATTCAATCTGTACGGGCTGAATCTTAGGTTTTAATCCTATTAGGGATCTAATCTCTTCCTTGTCTAGGTTTTCCATTACCTTCTGCAAGATCGTTGGATTCAAAGAATTAAGGGCATTAATGATCTGCTGTGAATTGTCAGTTTCTACCTTCTCAATAGGTGCAAGTCCTAACTTCTCTCGGATCTCATCCTGAGTCATGTTTGCAGAAATAATCTGCTCGCTAAATTCAAAAGAAATAGGTTCTGTTTTCTTGATCTCAAGTTCAGCAATTATATCATTGAACTTTAAAAGGTAGTTAATGACTTCCTCAAGTGCTTGCTGCTTTGAGTTTACATAGGTGTTCTGAAATAACTCAGAAGCCTCTCTCATTTCTGCTCTACCACCTAGCTGTCCTTCAGTCTTAACTCCAAAAAGCATAGGGCTAGTAACCTTATGACCTGTGAAGATCTCCTGTTGAACAGTCTTATTTAGTAGGTCAAAGTGCTTATCAAGTTCAGTACCGGATAGATCAATGATTGAAGGTTCGTTCTCCTTTGAATCGTTGAATGCAAGCATGAATTTTCCTGCATTTTTAGATCCGGAGAACTTGTCCTTGAATTGTCTTTCAATACGATCTTCTTCCTCTTGGGATACCTTACCGCCATTCAAGTTAATTAGCTTACTTGAGAACATTCCGTTGTTGATGGTGTTCAGGTGGTACTCCCCGATAGAGATATCTAGTTCAATGTATGAAATAGCACCTCTGTAATCAGGTAGGGAATAGGTGTTTGCTCCTGCTCTGTATTCCTTGAAGTAGAGTATCTGTGTACCTGTTGTATTGTTTGGATCGAAGGCAGGGTAGGTCTCGAAATCAGGTCTAGGATTGACATTGTCATTTTTGATCCAATTATCAGAGACATAGAATTCGCTATTGTCTGCATTCGTTCTTACCTTGTAGTAGTCTACATGGTAAAGTTCTGCGATCTCACCTGTGCCTTTTGTCCAAATCACCTGTAGGTAGTAGCCTCCAAAGATTGATAGATCAGTCACTAGCTTTTTTGTTAATTCATTAAGGCTTTCCTGCTTGGTGTTGATCCGATCAATTAAGCCGAATGCCTTTGCCTTCTGCATCTCATCTTCAGACTTGACAGTCCACCCGTTTCCACAGATGTAATCTACCTTACCTGTTATGATAGCGTTATTTTTTGCGCTATTGTTATAGATCCGCAAAAGGTAGTTTGGGTAGTCATTCTTCTCCCCGTAGTAGATGTAGTCCTTCCCCTTTACTTCTTTGTAAACGGGCAAAGGCACTTGATCAAACTTAAATAATTTTATCATGCTGTTGTGTAGGTCTTATAATTACCATTGTACCCGTTATATCTCACCACTCCTGTAGTAGATAGATCAGGTGCAGTCAATTCCATTTTCCCTGTAGCTATAATCTCAGCACCACTTCCCGTTTGGGTTACATAGTACCGCCAAAAGCCCACAGTTGCATTAGTGAAAGATGCCTGCAAGATATTGAACTCTGAAGATCTCTGCTTGAAATCGCTCACATCTGTAAGGGTTAAAGTCACCTCCTCCTTTGTTACTTCATGCTG